TTTGTCAAGCGCTTCAGGATAGTTTCGGAAAGATACAGGGGCAGGCGCCGCAGGTTCGGGATGAGGTTTAATCTTGTCGCAGGGATTTGCAACTATGAGCTCTCGTGTTGATTTCAGAACAGGTCTAGTTTTGTTTAATTCCGTGTGTGGACATCACACAATGCGGTGCGGACATTATAGGGCCGTTTGCGGATTCAAATCCAATTCCATAGATTTTGCACCTACTATTATCAAAAACGACGCAACCACGGAATATAACATACCACCAAATACCGCCTATTGGGAAAATTGTTTTTTTGTATGTAATTTTGTACTGCGTAATCAGCAACGGGAAATAATCCATGTGGTACCCCTAAGAATAGATGCAATATGGAAAAATTATGTTGAGTATATAATCCTGAAAACAAAACCCGTCCATACAACGGCTATTGTGTTTATTGAATGGCAGGAAGGAGAGATCAATGATCAGAATTGACGATAAATATACAGAATTTAGGGATGATACCGATCCTAATTACCCTGGCGGAAAAGCCGTAAACGCACCAACTCCGGAAAGCATTGAGGGAACACCTTTTTTGGCAGAATGGATGAATTGTACGGGCGGATTTCGACAGGCGGTTTTTCTAAAAGCCTATGGCTCCATCAACGGTGTTAGCGGCAAACCAGATAATGCAAATGATTCGGACACCCTAGACGCAATAGAAAAACTTATTAACAATGGCGACGCGGACACCCTTGCCTCGGCGATAAACCACATCGATGAACTGCGCGGCAGTATCATGGACGATGTTCTTTTGTCCAGGCTGTTCATGGAACATGCCAGGCGCGTGGGAGGACGGTTTGAGGTCGGCACGGGAAACTTTACCCCAGGGTTTGACTTCGCCGGATATTTCCAGACGATCCCGCTGGGGAATATAGATAGCCTGGCCTGGCCGTTACAGATGGCAAGCATAGGCCCGGAGGACGCCCTCTTCGAAATGCTCCAGGAAGGGGAGGGTCGCGCAATCCGCGTTACCGCCGTACAGGACTGGGTGGGCGTGGACGTGCTCCGGCGATCCGGCGTAACGTTCGCCGCAGGCGATCGGGTACGGGTTCGCGTGTTCTGCGAGCAGGATAACCAGATCCTCCTTAACTCGGACAACGGCGGCTGGCGACCGCTGGGCGGCGCCTTTTCCGTGCAGGCGAACACCTTCGCCACGATTATCCACATCCTGACCCAAGCGGACGTCGACGCGATAAGCTCGAACTCCCCCGAGCCCGGTTTCAGGATTCGGGGGAACAGGGCCAACGCCTCGTTTAGGATAACCGAGATTGACGTCGGGCAGCCCGAGTACCAGACGCTTCCCGGCGGGGTTAGGGCGTTGGTGCAGTGGGCCAGGGAGGCGTTTGCCAGTGTCATTGCCCCCTCCAACGGCACGAATCCCGTGCGGCTCCGCCGCAACGTCGGCGGCGATGTTGACCTGCCCAACGCCGTCGGCGGCACCGACGCGGCCAGGCGTGCGGGGATGATGACTGGAGAGGACAAGCAAAAACTCGACGGGATAGCCGATGGCGCACAGGTGAATCCAGGGGAGGCCACAGCCGCCGCCCTGGGGCTTGTCCGTTTCAGCAACCGCGCGGGAAACGCCACGGCCAACTCGGACAGGGCGATGCTATACAGGGAAGGCGGCAACACCACGGGCACCGTAAACCTTAACAATTTTCGCGAGCCGGGTTTTTTCTCCTTTCGCGGCATAACCACGGCGAGCAACTTCCCGTTGCTTGACGGCCTGACGGCGGCCAGTTGGCAGGGAACCGGCGTCGCCAACTCCTCGATGCTGGCCGTGTACAGGACCAACGCAAACAGCGCGGACGGGTGCGTCCAGGTAATTTACCGGAGGGACGGCAGGAGGTACAGCAGGAGCACCGCGTCCACCACCGCGTGGAACCCCTGGGTCGCCGAGCCGACGGAGCGGGTTTCCAACATCCCGGCGACCGGCGGCGACAACGCCGTGCCTACCGTCGCGGCGACGCGAAGCGCCATTGCGCGGGAGAGCCAATTCACGTTCATAGTCGATTCCGACGACGCGCTTGCGGCATGGGCGGACAATGCGCCAGGGAATGATTACTCGCGGGTGCTTATCAAGGCGGGGACGTGGACGCTTAGCCGCGACTTGGCAAACGGCACCGAAGCAAACCCAAGGGCGTTCATTGACATTTCCAACGGGCGAACCTTGTCTGTTACTGGGGAAGCAGGGGGCAGGATTGAGCTTGTGCATCCCCGAACATCGGCGGCTCATACGACAGGTATCCTGGGCAACGTTAGAAGGAGATGGAACACTCTCGATACTCCAGGGCCTGGTTACTTTTTCCAAAATGTCGAAATAATAACGCGAATTTCAGGTCAGGGAAATTCCTGTTTTCGCGACTGCTTCCATCTTTTTAGCTGCACCGGCTTGCTCGAAACATCTGGGACTGGCGTCGACTGTGCTGGCTTCATGAACTGTTCAAATTTATCTGACTGCGTCGGTGCGTCATCGGGGCAAGGTAGTACCCACAACTCCGGTTTTCGTGGCTGTTCGGCTCTTTCGGCCTGTTCAGGTACAGCAACTGGATCCAATGGCTCCGGTTTCAGGGAGTGCTCGGATCTTTGCCGTTGTTTTGGCACGGCAGCAGGTGCCATGAGTAACACAGGTTTCCGAGAATGCTCTAATCTTCACGGTTGCTTTGGCACGGCTACCGCTGTATTTACCGCCGCGAGTCAGGGTTTCTGGAATTGTTTAAACCTTTTCAGTTGCACCGGCTATGGGGAAAACGGCGCTAACGGTATAGGTTTCCGCTCCTGCAGCAACCTTTTTGGGTGTACTGGCATTGGGTCACACTATACGGGGACTCCTCTCTCAGGGAGAGGTCGCGGTTTCGATGATTGTTTCTATCTTGTCAATTGCACGGGGACCGGGATCGGGGTTCCGTCTTCCACCTGGGGTTCCCATGGTTTTCAGGATTGCCGCACGGGTTTCGGCAACCGAAACGGTTCCTCTCCAAGCTCGCACGGAACTTTCCAGAACTGCTTTATGGAACAAGGTGAGGGAAGCACCCCGTGGGCAAATACCTCAGCCGGAGGCTGGAACGATCCGGGAATCACGGGCGCAATGCTCGTATTACAGGAGGCCGAGGGGCTGTTGGCCTCGGCGCTCCAACCATACACCTCCCCCCTTGCCATGGCAAGGGCCGCCGTGGATCCGGAGTTCGACGCCTTGCGCGTCGAGGTGTTCATGAAGGTAACCGCCGTCACCAAACAGCCAGGCTACCCGCACGACGTTGACTGGACGGGCATGGTTGGCCTTATTGACACGGCGCGTTTGGCCACCTTCCATGAAAGGTTTATCGACAGTCCGGACAGGCGGTGGGTCATGCCGGATGAGGTGGTGCAGTTTTCATCTTCCAGGCGTATTCTGGACGGGGCTCTGGAAGATGACAAGCGGACGCTGGATCACAGGGACGGGGAGGACGCCTTAATAGAAAATTGCGAGATGGGGGATGAATAGTACGGACGGATCGTCTGGCGATGGCGGTGTATGCATCACGGCCTGCATCTTTGGCAGGCCCTATGCCCGGCGCGTATGGCATCCTCACGGGTGGGAAAATAAACCCGGTTCTGGGGGCTTGGCAAAGAGTTGCACGCAAGCGTGTGGAATATCTGCGAATTCCTGTTTCCCACAAATTGGCTTTGGACGGTTGCGGCAACGGCGGTATAGGTGTATGCCAACTGCCTGAACAACGCCTCGTTTCTTACGTTGCCGATTATCATGACCCTGGCATGGCCGCTTGAGAGCAACAGGGCATTCAATTGGTGCTGGCGTATCTGGTTTGCGTCTTGCGTGTTTGTGGGCTGCCTTAGCCATACATACCGGCGCAACCTGCCATGTACATCCCTATCCCGCCCGTCCGCTTCGAGCCAGACGGTCAGGCCTTCCGCCCTTTCCCTTACGAACCGGGTTGCCTCGCTTGCGCCCGGTTCGCCAGGTTCCGGGGTATCCACCCCTATAAGCCTTACGATCTCGCCGCCGGCCAATTCGATTGTGTCGCCGTCAATGACACGTAGGACGGTCGCCTGGGTTAAACTGGGTTGGGCCTGCTGGGAAAATGCCGACACGGCCAAAAATACCAAAAAAACGGCACCGATAGCTATTTTTTTCATATGTATTCTCCTTAATTATGTCCATAGTAGCACATAATTCTGATGTACGGTCAATCAGTGTCGAATGTAAGGCTTGCCACCCCATAATTGACATGGGATAGCATTTCCCCTACGATGACTATGAGAGCCGATGCAAGACTACAATCTAAAGAAAGAACCTTGGTACAGTAGCGACGGTGCAGCCGCATCGTTACGGATCAGTGATTTCGGTTCCAGCGAACAGGTCAGGGACATGGCTCGCATGGAAAGATCCCCTAAAACCTACGCCGAGGCGCGGAAAATACTTTCGGGTTTTGTCGGCACTCCCCTTATGAACAGTTCTGGTTTGCACGCAACACTGTCCAAAAACTCAATAGAAAAAATTTTGAGCGATACTGGGGGTACAGGATCTTGGAACTTAGGCCGGCACCTTCTTGCCGCCGGAAACTTGGATAAACTCTATGCCAATTCAATAGAGCCGTGGTCTTTCGAAATGAACCCGAACAAAAATAATGACAGTTTGAAAGGTATACGCCGACTGTTTGCACCCATGGAATACGAGGGCGAAATAGTCATTGTAAAGATAACGGTCAAGGAGATGCGAAACCCAAAGGATGGAAGCAGAATCTATACAATCAAAACCCTGGACGTGTTTTTGGAATAAAAAAATAGAGGACGCAAGTACCTTGGCCCGTGGTAGCAAAAGCCCCCCGATCAGCCTCCGTGCATCCTCATAGGCCAAATATAACCTTTCCCCACCTTTTTGTCAAGTTTTTTTCCCTCACTCTTGCGCGGATTGTTCGGCAAGGCTCTTGCTAGATGTAAGGCCTTTTTTCTTAACCCCTGTAGCCAATATCTCAAAAGCCCCTTGTCTCATGGGGTCTTTGCCAACTATCGATTCTGCCTTGTCCAGCAGGGATTGCGTGATCTGTGCCTTTTTGACAAGGCTTTTATATTCAGGCGTGGTTGGTTTCATCTGTTCTAAGGCGATGATATAGTTATCGACCTCAATACCGTTTTCGGTACCCTCGATTTCCTGTATGTATTGGGCGATTGTGACCTTTGCCTTGCGGGTAAAGATACCGCCAGCCCTTGCGATGTAGGTCAATACCCAAGCCGCAGTTCCAGCCTCGCCATCGGAGGCTAGGAGGGTGTCGGTTTTGATTGCCAGCATCGTAGCCTTGTACTGGTCGCTTTGGCGGTATGTATCGACAAGGTAAGAAATAAAATCTACCTCTTCATCTTCATTTATCATAGCTTTCTGCAACCGTGGAACGTTAAAATTGCGTTTTTCGTTTCGCAAGTGGCAAAACCCCGAAAAATAATAACCATCGCTATAATCGCTCTTGGCAATGTACGCAATGTCAACTTTTCGGAGTGTCGTACCATCGTTTTTGTCGGAATAAATTATGTCAACCGTAATAGGCGGATTAAAGGGCAGGTAATCGTTGCCTGTATCGTTTTTAGTTTCGGAGAGCAGATCCAGCAACGGCGAATAATCGACAGCTTGCTCTGGCATAGGCTTTTTAGTTTTTTGTTCCCCTCTGTCGGCATGGCTGATAACAGTTGCATTCCCAGTTTTGGCTATTACCCTGTCCGCGTCATCTGATGTTGTTTTCTTATCGGCGGATGCTTCCGATTGTCGTGCCTTTTCCCTTGCTTGCTCGGCTTCGTGCCGCGCATAGGGCTCGGTCATAATATTGGGCATTCTCTGCGCTGGTTTATCCTTCGGCTTATGGCGAATTAGTTTGAATCCACCAAAAGCCACGGCTCCAAAAACGACAGCCGCAAAAATCCCACCCACACGGTCAGCAGCGGATATATCGCTATCGAAGACCAGAATAACGAAAACGACAACAAGAACCGAACCGACCAGAAGAAGATTCCATCCCCAGAAGCGAACCATTACAAGTTTGAATTTAGACATTGAAAACACTTCCCCTTTTTATATAGGCTTATACAGGATAAATGAAGTGTACACCCAACAGGCCGTGGGATCAAGTTTTTTTTCGGCGAATGCTAGTTTCTTACGTGGTAAATATTACCCTCGCGCTGGATCAGCCTGATTTTGCCCCTTTTTCGGGGACTTCCTGCCCTGCTTTTTCCCTTAGCTCTTGCAGTTCTAGCTTTTCATTGGCATAATCCCGCACTTCTTTTTGGGTTTCAGGTATCAGCTTGTCGTAAATTTCCAGCAGTTCCCGTGCATCGGGGGGTAGTTTTTGGGTCTTAAACATAGGGCCTTTGCCATCATTTAGCCAATCTTCATTTACTCCGAATTCTAGGCATATAAGTCGTGCATTCCTAGCCGTTAAGGGTTCCTTTTCGTTCTCTATATCCGAGTAGGTGCCCTGTTTTAGCCCGATTTTTTCGGCAAATTCGCCTTGTTTTAACCTTAGTTCCTTTCGGACTTGTACCAGCCGACCTTTTATTCCTTCCATAACCATTAAGATTATCGGCAAGCCACAAAAAAATCAAGGTTTTTTTTCGATTTTCCGAAAAACAGCTTGACAGAAAACTTAGATTGTCGATATAATAAATATAGATTATCCGAAAACAAGGGAAGGACATGGAAAACAAGGAAAAACAAGACCTTCTGGACACATTCCAGAAGTTAGACCCAGAACACCGGACGGAAGTGCTTGCATATGTCCGGGTGGCTTACGCCACCCAGGAACGGACAAAAAAACACTATGGCATTTCAGATGAAAACACAAAACAGCCAACGGACAACAGGCCGGCGGCGTAGGGGGAATTATGAATGAAAGCACAAAGCCAGACAACAGCAACGAACGGCAAAAGCAAGTGGAAAGCAAAAGGGAAAATACGGATATGCAGCCGCAGTTGGAACACATACGAGACATCCTTCGTTTGGCAGGAAGAATGGCATCGTTCATGAGTGATGAGCTTGATTATACCAGTTTCAACACCCCTGCCATTCAAAAAATCGTCGACACCTTTTCGGAACTTTTTGTAAGCTCTGCAAAGGAATTGCGGGAAATATCCAAAGTCGTGGCAAGGGAAATTCCCACGGAGACGCTGGAGCAAGACACGGGGTTTGAAGGCCAAGAGGTTGTTTGATGTGCGAACGTGAAGGACGGGGCGGGGAAAACTGCCCCTATCAGATGCACTGCCCAAAGCGGTGCGTAACTTGCGGCGATGACGGTAACGCCGTTTGCATTAACCCCATGCCGATAACGGACGGCGAAAGAACCACGGCGCAAGGAGGTACGGAAAATGACCGTATACATGATTAAAAAGGCCACGGGCAAGGAAAGATTGACGAAGCTTCATGAAAACATCCAAAGGGTGCGGATCGAGCCCGTAAGCGATACTAGCGAGGACGTTATTTGCTACGTGCTGGACTCGGCAACCGGAACCATTACCTACGATTACAACGAATGGGAGTGCAAACTTTTAAGCATCCGCACAACAAAGAAGGGCTGGGCGAAAATATCGATGGACATGCTGGCGGCGTTTCCGTTCCGTTTTTCGTTTATCAGGTGTGCCAGCCACGAAGGCCGCGAGTATTGGCTTTACTGCGATACACAAGATAATAACAAAACTGTTTGTATGGAGGTGAGGCGCAAAGACGGTGAGTCCTTTACAGCATCACAACCAGCAGATATGCGTGAGCGATTTTTAGAGAGCATGGGACGGGGGCAACCCAACGGGCTACGAGAGGCGAAAGATGGCGATGCCCGCAATAGTTAATACAACGCCGCGTTATTCTTGCAAATTGTGCCACCGCCCGTTGCGCGATCCTGTGTCGGTAAAAATTGGCATAGGCCCGATATGCAGGGCGCAAGACAGAAAACAGGGGGAGTTTGATTTTATGAATGCGAAATGGCGGGTCTTGAATCATGTGCCGGGCAAGTACATTTTTATCGAGGACATAGGGCACCACATGGGGCGCAGTGTTACCAGCAACGTGGAATATGTCATAGAACGGCTTTACATAGAGCATAACATAACTCATAGCACTAGGATTTTTTACAAAGATTCCGATGGTAGCATTGACGAGATAATCCATATCGCTGGAAGGTTCAAAACCTTTAAGCCAGGGCATGACGGCATAGACCTTGGGGAGAACGGTTAAATGCAATCGACACGCACGGCTGGAAAATCCTGCCCGATATACGTGGGGGGTATTTTATACAGTAGCATTTTTGAGGCAAGCATAGAATCTGGAATATCTTCATTTTGGATACTAAACCGACTAAAAATCAGCGAAGGCAAACCAGTGTTTATCAGGGGTACCGCCGTGGTCGAAAGGGAATGGGTACAACGAATACTCACCACAATAGATTACAAGCATGTAGAGGCGAGAAAATGAAAGACAATGAATCATTAGCCCTGCATGGTATGCAGATCGCCATCGAACGCTTGACAATGGAATTAGCAAAACAACGGCAAGAAGCCGAAGCGCAAGCTCGCTACAAGGATTTACCGGAATGGGTAACACTCAAGCAAGCCGCCGCGCTTAAAGGCGGCCCGACATTTATCACATACGAACAAAAATCTTTTCTCATGCCCTGTTGTGGCAAAAACTCCGAAATAGTAGGAGGTCGGCGTTGCTGGCACCGCGATGACGTTATTGTTTGGCTTGGCATAACGGATAAAAAATTAAAGCAATATGCGAATAAATACAGCACAAGGCTTCCGGATACCTACGAAAAAAGGAGCGCGGGATGAACGAAAGAAAGTATAGTAAATATTATTGTAGCTTTTTAAAGGGTGTAAGTTACCCAAGGGAGGGAATATGAAGAAAAAAATAACGCAGGCCGAGGCGAAAGAGATTACTCTGCTTGAATTGCGTAATCTGCTTGATCCGAAGAATTACCTGATGTCGGAGGATACGGCGAAATTGCTTGCCACTTTCCGCAATCAATGCGCCATGTGCGAGGTATTCGTGCGATGGCCGGAGGACGATGAATTCGAATGCGCGGGCTGTCCGCTGGGTGTGCCATGGGACAGTCAGCGTGACAGACCATACCCCTGCGCCTCTCGGTCTGAATTTGGTATCAAGATAAACATCGAAAAGCTTGAAAAATGGAAACCGTGGAGGTAGAAAAATGGAAAGGTTTACGGATGCAAAGGGCAGGAAAAAGCCAATGACAAGCTCGGCAGAGGCTTACAGAAGGCTCGCCAAATATGAGAAGACGGGCTATATGCCAGAAGATGTTGAACGCCTGATCTGCGAGCGCGACGAGATAACTAAATTGGAGCCAGCCAAAAAACTTATTAATGGCGTTCCCGTTGAAATGATTATACACGAATAGGGAGGTATGGTAATGGTGATAACAACATCATCTTGGAAGGGCGGAACAGGAAAAACAACGCTTAATGTTCTGATGGCCGAAACGCTGGCAAGGCGCGGGGAAAAGGTACTGATTATCGACCTTGATTCCAACTGTGCAATATCGCAGTGTTATGACCAGCTTATGAAAGACGTTACTTCGATGGAGTTTCTATCAGCGGTGGACAGTTTTCAGGGGCCGTACAAATGTTCCGAAAACATCGATATAATTCCAGGGAATATTAAGAATGTTCTGCTGAATAATGTTTCAGACATACAGCTTAAAATAAGCATCAAAAAACATTGCTTGCGGGATAAGTATGATTACATCATAATCGATCCCCCTGGCTACCTTGGAGCGCATACCCGCAATGCAGTGTTTGCGGCAGACGTGCTGGTAATTCCTGGCACCTGTTCCCGCATTGATTATGAGGCAACCGCGCTGTATTTTTCGGAACTGGAACAATACGGATTGGATGCCGAAACGTTTGTTTGCATGAACGCCTTTAGTAACAAAACAAACTTGCCAGGCATTTGCGAAATGTACCAACAGGCGTTTGGGGAGTTTCTGATACCCGACCCAGTCCCTTACATTGCATCGTTAAAAAAACTAACAAATAACGTCAACTATCCCATTGCCCCGCAGGTGCGGAAACGCCTTGAAGCATACGTGGATTATGTTATAGGAGGAGTGAAAAATGCCTAGAATGGAAAACGCTGGAAGATTAAGGCAGATAAGTCTTGCCCAAATTATCGAGAACGGAAACGTTCGCAAGGATTATACCGACATCGAAGAGCTTGCCGAAAGCATAAGGATGAACGGCCTTATTGAACCGATTGTCGTTAAAGCTCTTGGCAAAAATAAAGACGGGGTTGACGAATATGATCTTGTGGCAGGGTTTCGCCGCCATAGAGCATACCAGTATTTATGCGAAAAGGGCGAAAGCTTTACGATGATTGACGCTATGCTTGTAACTGGCAATAAACTAACGTTGCAACTTGTGGAAAATCTGCAACGTGCCGACCTTACGCACCCAGAACAAGAAGCGGGCATAACAAGCCTAGTCAAAACGCTAGGCTCCAATAAAGAGGCCGCATCACGTTTAGGCAAAAGCGATGCTTTTATAGCGCACAATATAACAGCCCATCGTGTAAGAGAGACTCTGGAAAAGTTTGGTATCAAAACGGTATCATTATCCACGGCGACCCTTACCGAAATTCAAAGTCTGACTGGCAACAAACTGAAAGATATTGCAACAAAACTTGTTGCCTGCGGGGGAACAAAATCACTCGCCAGGCAGTTGGTGCGCGAACACAATTCCAGCACCGCGAAAGCCGAAACGCTCATCCAAGGCGATGAACCTAAACAGCCCGAACCGGCGGAAACCCCGGATGATAACAACGAACCGCAAGACGTTCTCGCTAATGAGAACAACATGGACACGGAAGAGGCACCCACACCCGTTATAACCGACATCGAGGAGCCGAAACTTCCAACTGCGGAACCAGGGGAAAAAAGCCCCGCAAAAAAAGCAGGGGCAAAGGCACCCGCAAGAGAACTGGAAGAGCCGCCGCACATGGAAGTAAGCCTAAATTCGGTACAGCTCGTGATCAAAAGCTACATCGATAAAATCGAAAGCACCCAGGCTGGGTACGAGTATACTTACAAAATCGAAGCCGCGTATGAAATATGGGCATCGTTGCTATCGGAGCTTGGCGGCACATGAGCGAAAAACCACGTAACCCAAATTTTGTTTACATGCTTTCCAATGGCTTGAAACAGGTGCTAGCCATAAGCAAAAAAACGGGTAACGTAACGTGTGAGGACGGCGTTAAATATTCATACGATGAAATTATCCGCATCGGGGGAAATTTAACGCTTGAAGCTCATAGGGTAAAAAAGTTGATAGGAGGCGAAATTGTTGGATACGAAAAAAAGGGAAGTACAAACAATTCCAGTAACATTCAACGTCCCGAAAGCGAAATGGCAAGCACTGCAAAAACTAGCAAAGACGATGAAGGTGGACAGCTTGAAATATTTTAATAAGCCTATCTCGTGGGACTGTTCTATTTGTCCGCTAAAAGGCGAAAAATGTGAAGACGAAAAAAAGAGCCATGCTAGGACAAATAATTTTGATGGCAGTGTTGCTAAATATGATTGCTACGGCGCATTAATGCGCTGGCTGCTTTGGGAGGACAAATGAAATACAAGGCCAAGATATATGCTCATGGTGGAAGGGGTATCGTAATTGAAGCTCCAAACAGAATAGAGGCAATGCGACTCGCAACTATTGAAGCTGACAAATACTATAAAGAGTGGGGGCAAATATCAATAGAACTTAAACAATTAAGCGGCAATAAAGAAGAGGTTGATAATGATAACACTCAAAGATGAGTTTGATTTTGAAAAAGATCATCTCGTAATTGCCAGAAAACAAAACGGAGAATTTTATTCTTTTAGTTGGCACGATGCGGAAAAAACCGACACCGAAACATTAAAAGAACGGATTATAAAAGCAAACAAAAACAATCAAAATGAGGAGCATGGCTTGCTTTACGAATTAATAACAGAAAAATTAGCAAGGGAACTATGTGCCTATAGAGAACACGGAAAACCCCTTGTAAGACTAGCCGAACTGGCAAACGATGCCAAGGCAAGCGTAGGATCAACCATCCAACTAATACGGAATGCCGTGGAGTATTTAGATGATGCGGAAAGGATACTCGACAAGATAGAAGGGGTGGACTAGTACAAATGGAGCCTAACAAGTATCGCCGCCGCCTAAACGAATACCTACAGCACAAAGGCGTTGATACATCCAGAAATCCCACGCAATGCCCAAACCACTCCGCACACAGCCACGGGGATGCAAAGCCATCCTTTACCCAGTACGAAAAAAGTGGCGCGGAATACTGTGAGTGTAAAGCATGTGGCATAGGCGGTGGCATCTATGATATGATCGGCTATTTTGAGGGGATAACCGACTTTAAAGAACAGTACGCATTTGCCGAGAAGTTTTTCGGCGATGCTTCCTATTTGCCGCCGCGCACCGTAAGTAGAAAAAAAAGCGATTTTAAATGCAACCCCCAGAAAATGGAAGTGCTGGAAAACTACCTGCGTAGTTATGTGAAAGCCGAAAGCTGGATAAAAAAATTTCTGTCAGATCGCGCCAACTACAGCACCGGGGGTGGTACCGGCGCATCACCTAACGGCACTGTTTCCGATTATCCCGAAAAAACAATACCATTTTTTTTAGAAAACCTATTTTACTGGCCTGGGCTGGATATTGCAAGGCACGATCTGGACAAAGATGTTTTTTTTGGTTGCGGAATACCGCAAATCGGCCAAAGCGGAGGACAGTCCGTATGGACACACCCCGGGATAGTGTTAAAGCTGGCGCACGGATACAAACTACATTATTATGAAAAAAAATATTGCGACAAATGCAAGGAAAGCCAAAACTATAGAGATGCCAAAAACAGGGGCGAGACGACCCCTGAAAAACTGCTTGAATGTAAAAGATACCAAGCTGGCGGTCATTGCCATAAGTGCCAAAAAATAAACACGACCGCTGGCCGTGTCTTTCCCATGCCCCTACAGATAGACAACACATACCCGGTTATATTAGTAGAAGGAGAACTTGACGCATTATCATGTGTGGCCGCTGGTATAAAAAATGTTTTCGCAACAGGAGGAACCAGCGGACTTACAGGGCCAAAGGTCGAGGAGCATTTACTAAACACCCCCGAAATAATTTTGATGTTTGATGGCGATGAAATAGGCCGCAAGGCATCGGGTATCGTGCCACTTGAAGCAGGGGAAAGCATCAAAGTTATTCCTAATATAATTAGGAAGGCTGGATACACTGGGAAAATCAGACTTGTGGAACTGCCACAAGAAAAGGGGCTTAATGATCCAGATGCTCTTGTTATAGCTGGCAAATGGGGCGTTATAGAAAAGACCATCAAGGACGCAAAAGAATATATACCAGTTGATAAGCCTAAAAAATTAAGAACATTTTCGTATACTTCTTTTTCCGACCTTAGCGAAAAACGGCTAAAGTGTCTACTTCGTAAAATAGAAAAGTCGAAATTGGATACCGAGGACGTGCAACCGTTCATAACGGCCTGTAAAAAGGCATTTAACCATGACGAAACGGCCATGATCCTGAAAGAATGGGGTGCAACGCAAAAGGAACTAAACCACAAAGGCGATACCACCCCAGCGTTCTTGCTGGAAATAGCCGCAAAGTATTTAAGCCGATATCTGCAAAGGCAAATTGAAAAAGAGCTAACCCCTTGGGATGAACTGATACGCAATATTGTAATTCAGAAGATAAAAATACCGCTGGATTTTGACGAAATAGAAATAAACGAAAATGCAAAAAACTTTGTAATGTATGGAGGTGTCCGTTCCGCCGCTTTAATGCTTGCGGATATTTTCGATGGCCGTATAATTTACAATGCCGCGAAAAACGATAAGAGGTTCTATTTTTTCAACGGCCATGTTTGGCAACATGAACCTGATACAATGGGTGTGATATACAATACCTTACTAGCAGTTCTTCGTCATTTTATGAAGGTAAGTAGGGATAGCAACGCCGATGAAAAAACAAAGAAAAAAGAAAAAAGTAACCTAATGGATGTATTAAGAACCATCGAAAAGCGCACCTTACGTGCTGAAATACAACAGGAATTTGCGGGACTAAAAGAAGAGGGTGTCTATCACAACTCCGATGAGCCGACCGATACATTGCGTTTTGACGGCGAGGCCACAAAAGAGACCCTACCCCTGGCAGATGGGGTGTTGGATTTTTCTGGCAAGGAACTTGTATTTAGGCAAGCCAAGCCCGAAGAGTTTAGAAGCCAATGCCTAGATTACAAAATGGAAGACGTAAAAAAAGGCGGCCCGTGTGAAAAAATATGGAAGTTTATGCGGGGCAATTTTAAGAACGCCGACACGCTGGAAACGTTAATGTACTACTTATCAATCATACCATCGAGGGCATTTTTTAAATACGGTGGTTTCTGGATAGGCGGCAAAAACACCGGTAAATCCACGACCATCCGCATTATCGAGGCTGTGTATAAACACCTTACATGCTCCCTTGACCCCGATGTGATAGCCCCAAAGGGGAAACAGTTTTCAACCGGAAACGGCCCAACGCCGTACATTGCCAGGCTACCAGGCAAGGGCGCGGCGTTTGTAAACGAGCCAGATGACGGCGCATGGTTAAACGCGGGGCTTTGGAAAAAACTAACTGGTGGCGATACAATAACGGCGCGAGGGCTAAACGAAGCCCCAAAAGATTTTAAGAATACCGCACAAATTGTTTTTAATACAAACCACCTGCCAAAGTTTGACCGCCATGACGAAGCGATAATTGTTAGGGCTGTTGTCATTCCCTTTTTGGTTCAACACAAACCAAACGAAGAAGGCACCATGCAACCGGAGGAGTTTGTAGATTACCTAAAGCCAGAGTTTCCGGCGTTTATCCGCTTACTTGCGGAATACTACATACGCCTTAAAAACGAACTCAAGGGCATTATACCAATATCCGCCGAGTCGGAAGCGCACAAAATGGGTTACATTGCAGAGGTGGAATCTAATCTTGATAGGTATGTAAACGCTTGCATTGCGTTTGATTTACAATCAAAAGTACCCACAAAAGACGCTTACGAACATTATATGTCATATTATGAATTTGACGAATCGTCCGTAAAACGAAAAGAAGCCCTTAGTCATACAGCGTTTACACAAAGAATACTGAAAAACCATAAAGACAAACTTACAGAGCAAAATGTACGCATGTTAAGAGATGGCGTATCTAAAACGGTACGGTGCTTTATAGGCATGAGGTTAAAGTCGGATGACGAAATAGTCGCGCAACAACCAGCAAAAGGCGGCACGGGTCAAAATGACCAGCCCGATGATGAAGGCGAGCCGTTTTAATATCAGGAGGAAAAATGGAGAAACCACAGAACGGAAAAGAAATGACTGATTTTCTGAAAACGCTTAGTATAACCGAGCGTACAAATGTTCATGGCGCGTTAATAAAACGCGGATGGGCAAAGGATGATGATGAAGCAGGGGAACTTATGAATACCTGTGGTTGGTTTTCAACACGATCAAGTGAAGATGGCTGGGAGCCAGGGGTAACATAAAATGTATGAAAATATTGTAGCATCAATGCCGCCGAAAGATGCCGAATATGCTATCGGCGAGCTTGAAAGACTTGCGGAAGTATGGGGCTTTGATGAGGACGAAATCGAATACTGTGATTACATTTTTGCACGGTGTTTTAATCTAGGCAAAGAACATGGTGCAAGGGGGCCAATTGGTAAAATCTTGGCGAAAGCAAGCACAAAGCTAAACCGTGCCAAGGCGGAGGCCGCACAAGATAAAGCAATCGCAGAAGCAAATGCCGTATGGGACAGGGCTAATAAGGAAGGACAACATGTCTAATGAATACCACAATCCCCCAGAAATATGCCAGCATAAGAGCAGCGGTATTTATAATTTTGTTTGTGCATATTATGCAAAACAAACAGGCGGCAAGGATGTTTGTCTTTTTAATGGTAAGTGGGAGCGTATAAACTTTAACTTCAAGTGTCCCAACAGGGAATGGAGGGAACAAAAAAAGAGCAATGGATTATGATCTTGATCGGTTTTCGAGTATTGGCGGCTTTGCCATGGGCGCGTTCAGCCGTTATGTCCGCAAAATATAGGGCTTTTGCCGAGGTGAAAATGAGCGATGAAGTCGATTCTTCTGCCATTAAAAAAATATCTCTCATACCCCATACACTAATAAGTAATTCGTGCGATGCATGGGGTAACATTCAGGGAGAACCTTTTTGCGTAGTTGCGGAAAGGCACAGCGATTATTCTGTAAAAATATTTATTTATTGTGTGGAAAATCGTTTTTATTATGGGTACCAAATAAATATAAAAACGATGATAAGGCAGAAAACGGCCTGTGTAAATGATCGTTCTTTTGGTTCCGCTGATTATGCCCGTTCAGCCGCAAGTATCGAAATTGAAAAAGCATGTAATGAGAATAAGAACGTAAGAAAGGCGTTTGCGGATTTTGTACAAATACGCTATAATCAAGGAAGTTTGTTTGAAGGGATGTAGTAATGGGATTGGCAAAAACAGTATATAATGAGGGCAATATTAAGCACATGGCCGAGGATATAAAGCGAGACTTGGCAGAGGCCGCCCGTGCAATGGTTAATATACAGGCCAACGGAACCATGAGACAAGCTAGGGAAAATATTGGCCGCAATTTTACTATTCGTAACAATTTTACAAAACGGCAGGTACAATATACGCAGATGCCAGAGGGCAACCATGATCTTGCCGCCATCCAAGCAATCGCAGGGATAACGGAAAAGGCCAGTTACATGGCACGACAAGAGGAAGGCGGTGAACGAACGCCCAGGCGTGGGCAAACATTAGCGATCCCCATGAATACCGCTAGGGGTGGCTCCAACAGAAGACCAGTCCTAGAATCTATGCGGGTCAGTAAAATAACCAGACGGCGGCGTGTACATGGGAGCGATACTAGCATTGTCGCCCGAGCATTTGTGGCCTTTACCAAAGGGCTGTTTTTGTCTCTAGGCGGCACTAACAGCCAACGAAATTTACATAAGGTAACGTCATTTAGGCGAGGGGCTGGCGGCCAGATACGATTTACAACCGAACAGATTTATAAGTTTGATTTATCCAGTACAACCACGGAAGCTCGGCCTTGGCTTTTGCCAGCAACTGAAAAATGGGCGAAACTAGGGCAAAAAATATTTAACACACAAGCAAAGAAAAGAGGCCTTTGATGTACTTAAGATTCCAAAAACACCGTTGCCAAAGGATCGCCGAGGATTTTGTCTTTTGCTAAATACGCTAGTCTATGGTATTCTTCCAGCAGAAAAAATATGTTCGAGAGTAGTAAGATGGGAGGGCCCGACGCTATATTCGAATAAAGCAATGCGCGAATTGTTAAGTCAACGTATTCTGATCCATTACGATGGTGTGTTGGCGGAAAAATAAAATCATTTAGTGATTTTTTTATTGCAGGATTATCCGCCAT